TGTCGTGGCAGCGCCAGTTGTCGTATACGGTCATAACTCATTGCTCCTAATATAACCACGCTCATCAACATAAAACACACCATCGGCAATTAGCCGCTTGGCTATCTCTCTAGAGTTCGGCCTAAGCTCGCTCAGCTTGACGTATCCGTGTTTTATGCGTTGTTTTAGTTGATAATGAAGGCCGCTCATTTTTCACCTCGGTAAGCAGCTAGTGCTTTTGTTGCGGCTAATTCCGCTTCTCTGCGAAACTGTGCCGGATGCCAGTTATGCTGAATCATCAACTCCAAAGCATCCGCGATCGCGTCAACGTGATTGATGGCATTGGCTGCTGCCTCGATATGCTCGATATTTGATGCCATCCAGTATGCGCCATCCTCAAGGCAATAATGGCTTTCACCACTCTGTAAAATCTCCTGAGCATGCTCATTATCCATAAGAGCTGCTTTAACTGGCATCTTAAAAACTTCGCTCATCTTTTCCATATTCCATCTCCATAAAACCCAATAATACCACCAGCAAACATCGCCAGTGGTCGGATGAGCCAGTTAGCGACTGGCGGCGCGACTACCGCGATTCGATAAACCAAGTATAAGCGCAATTGATTGCGCTTGTGTAGTTATTTTTTACTGGTCGGAGGAGTGGTGTTTAATTTTTAATTTGTACTCTGCGATCAAGTTTTTAATTTCTTCGATTGTTAGTTTCAGTGGTTCATGCTTACCTTCTAGCCACTCGACTTTATCTAGCCCGATGCGCTTGATTAGCTCAACCCGATAAGGAACTAAGTTTCCAGACAAAAAGTTGTTGCATGTGGCGCAAGATGCGTGACAGTTCAGCTCGTTAAAAGCCAGCTCAGGATGTGCACCACGGCTTTTGTAATGGCTGGCGTGTCTTTGGTGGTCGTCGCCATCAGGACGCCCACAGCTAACGCATGGCTTGCCAGAATCGCGCAGCCTGATAAAACGATTAAACACAACCTGCAAATCTTTCAGCCAATCGCTGCGACTTTTTAGCGCAACCTTTCGCCGCCGAGTCTCTGCGTTAAATTCCTTTTGTTTTTTGGCAGACGCCTTTTCTGCCTGCTGCAACCCCCAAGTTGCCGCGCACTCATAAGAACAAAACTTTCTCAGCTTAATCGTTATTTTTGCTGGCGCTTTGCATATTGGGCATTTAGTCATTTTTAAGCATCACTCCCTGACCAGCAGCCCAGTACTGGACATACTCAATCAAGCTATTCAGCCTAGAAACCGACATCTGCGCGCTACTTTCCCGAAGATTTACCACTTCACCCTCCAAGCCTATGACCATCTTAGTTGGCAATTTAGTCGCAATCGTATGCGCGCTAATCATCAGTATTTTCCATTGCTCAGCCGTTAGCTTTTCGCCCTGCCACTTAGCATGGTGCGCTAGCTCTCCAAATAACGCATGCAAAAGTTTATTCTGCGGATCAGTTCTGGTTAATGGCCTTACCTCTACGCAGTATGGATGCTCAAAACCGAACTGCTTTGCGTACTGAAAAGCGCCGACTAAGTTCGGATAGCTTGAGATTATGAATTTTTGCTTATCCACGTTTCACAACCTTGTAAGCAGTGATTGGCGCGCTCATATTTTTAGCAAATCGAGCGCATATCGTATGTTGTCGATAGTTTGCCAGAATAACCCGCACAAGCTGCATCGGATGTTCTGGTATTTCGTTGTTTGTTACTGGCTGATAGCTCATTGGTCAAACCTCTTATAAGTTTTTTTCGGCTGATCTTCTGATTTTGGCGATGGCAATCTGTTTGTGTCTGCAAACCTGTTCAAATGCAATTCAGGCTGCAAGTAGGTTTCGCCTATCGGACCGTTGCGCTGCTTAGCAATCAGAACCTCTGTCAGAGAATGCGCACCTCGATCGCCCTCGTAATCTTCGTCATGTAAAAACATGCCGATATCGCAATCCTGCTCTAAGCTGCCGGAGTCCCTTAAATCCTCCAATGTAGGCTTTCCGCCCTTAATCCGTTTTAGTTGCGACAATGCAATGACCGCGCATCCGATTTCTTTGGCCATCTCTTTTAGTCCGGCGGATATTGAGCCAACCTTGATGTTTTGGTTTTCTCCGTCACCTTTTGCAATTTGAATGTAGTCAACCAAAATCAAAGCTATTTCGCCATACTTCATTTTTACCCGCTTGGCCTTTGCTCTCATTTGCGAAATGTGCAGGCCGCCTCGGTCGTCAATCAAAAAGTTTCCAGCGTTGGCAGTGATTACTCGCATCGCTTCAGAAATGCCGCCAGCCATCTTATCGTCAGTTAGCGCTGAACCGTTTCTAATGGCTGCGGCAGGAACTGAACCGAGGCGGGACATTGACCGCTGCATCAGCTGCTTTTTTGGCATTTCAAGCGAGAAAAACAAAACCCTGCCGCGCTTTTCGTTTAGGTAAGCAACGTTTTCTGCAATGTTCATTGCTAACGTGGTTTTCCCCATTGATGGACGAGCAGCCAAGATCATGAAGTCGCCAGCCTCAAGCGCAGGAATTAGCCGATCAAGGTTTTCGAATCCTGTTTTATATCCGTTTACTTTGCAGCCGTTCATCAGGGCGTTGTTCATGTCGTCCAAAACTTCGCCCAAGACGTCAGAAGCACATACGGCATCAGCGCCAGTGGCAGAGCTTTGACCAATGACAGAAAGTGTCTGCATTGCTTTTGAAAGCCTTTCGTCAGGATCTCCGCTATCATTGATTTGCTCAGCAGCGTTCAGGCATGCAGTGTAAGCCGACCTCAACACTGAAGATTGCTTAACTAGCTCGGCGTACCTTTTCAAATTGGCTTGGCTTGGCGTTTCACTGCTCATAGACGCTACAGCGTGAAACTCAAGGTTTAAGCCGTGAGAATCAATGTGATCAGTGACCGTGATTATGTCGATCGGGTTGCTTGACTGGCTAACAGCTGCAATTGCTTTCCAAGCAATTCGCGTTTCTCGGAAATAGAAGTCAGTTTCTTGCAACAAATCGAGCGCAAAAGTTGCCGCATCGCTTGCGCCGTTAATCATGATCGCGCCTATAACTGAACGCTCAGCCATTAGGTTTGTTAGAGTCTCCATGTTATTGATCATTTTCTTTTAACCACTCATCTTTGAAGTTTTGCATAAATTCTGGGCTATCTTCCCAGCGCTTTTTATTGATAAATGTTGATGCGTGCAGAGACTCATACCCAAAAACTTTAGCCTCTAGGCAAAACAGGTAATAACTTAGCATCAGGTTCATCCAGAAACGCATTTTGTTTTCTGACTTTCCGCGCATGAATGAAATAAAAGCAGACTTGGCCTTTGCTTTGCCTTGGCTCTGCTGCTTTCTGTAAACTGCCCAGAATTTCTCAAACAGTTCACTTTGAATATTTTCAATGGGCGATTCGTTAGAATCGTCAATATTATTTATAGGTAATGTGTTATTAGGTAAATAGGTAATGGGTAGCATACCGTTCGCATTGCGTTCGCTATCCGATTGCAATGCGTTCGCATTTTTATGTTGTTGATTTTTCCACCTTTTTTCTGCGCTACTTTTCGCCTTTGCTGACTTGTCATAAATCTTAGTCAAAACAGTATCAACTTTTGAATTCTGATACCCAGATTCAGTGAGCACAAAAAACTCTTGCAATACGTTCGCAATGCTTTCGCTATGCGTTCGCATGCGTATAAGTTTTGCAATTTCTGGGATGTTGCTGGGTAGTGGCGATTCCTTCAGGTAGCAAAGGTCTAGCATCCGTCTGTATGCCAAATCCTCCATCTCATCTAAATGCGCAGTGTCGCGCATATAATCACCAATGTTGAAAGTGTAGTAATGCATTGGTATAGTTACCTCGTGAAATTGAATTGCCCTTTGCCTTGCCGCTGGGGCTTTTTTATTTCGACAACTCTAAGAACTGCGTAACACTCATCCCAAAGTGATCAGCTAGATTCTGAACAACCTGAGTGCTTGCTGACTCCTGCTTTAAGAACTGGCTACAACGCTGCTTTGTCCAGCCGTACTCCCTTGAAAATTCACTTGGTTTCATTCCTTTTTTGGCAATTGCCACTCTTAAGCACAATCCGACATTAATCAATTAATCACCTCTTTTGTTTACTTAACTGTTGACAAGCATACTAGCATGAATTAAATTAGTCAACACCAACAACGAGGAAAGAAGAAATGAACCAAAACCTTAAACTATGGAAGTCGGTAGATACAACCGACCTCACATATACCAAGCATGTAAACCAGCGCGGCGGATATATCGCCATCAGCCCGCAGTACCAGCTGAAGTGCGCCACTGAGCAATTCGGCCCTTATGGAGCAGGCTTTGGTTTGTGCGTGTCTGAATTCGACATGAGCATTTTTGAGGCGACTGGCATTGTTATCCATAAGGCTATGTTCTTTTACATGCTGGATGGCCAGCGTTATGAGTTCCCGCTATCCAACGCAATCGAAGCGGCAAAGTCCACTAAAAGCGGTCGTTATGTCGACACTGACTTTGCTAAGAAAGTGGAAACCAATACAGTAAGCAAAGCGCTGTCGAAACTCGGCTTTAATGCTGATGTGTTTATGGGTTTGCATGAAGATCAATCTTACATTGCAGAGCTGCAAAACGAGTTAGCAATCCAGAAAGCTGATGATAAAGATGCTGAAATCGTGCGCCAGCGTAACGAGCATGAAGATTGGAAGCAGCGCGAGCTTGATACTTATCAGCACTTAAAGACACTGACAGCGGTAAAGAATGCCTACACTGCACATGCTAGAGCGTGTAAGCGCCGTAACGACGAAGAAGGCATGAAGGCGTTTAAGCGCCAGCATGATTCACGCTTGTTAGAATTGGGAGGTAAAAATGAAATTGCATGAAATAACAGGCGAGTTAAAGCAAATTGAAAATCTTGATTTTGACGCCGAGACTATCGAAAACACTCTTGACGGAGTGCGTGGCGAGTTTAATGATAAGGCTGTTGCTATCATTAAAATTGTGGAAAACATGGCGGCTGACACTTCGGTAATTGATGCCGAAATCGAGCGATTAAAAGCCAGAAAGACAACTATCCAGAACAACCAAAAGAGATTGCGCAATTACTTGCTGCATAACATGCAGGCAACTGGCATCAGTAAAATTACTTGCCCGCTGTTTACTGTGTCGCTTCGTATTGGGTCTGAGTCTGTTGACATCCTTGATGAAAGCGAAATTCCAGATAAATACGTGATTGCTGAAGTAGTTGAGAAAATCGACAAAAACGCAATCAAGGCCGACTTGCGGGCTGGCAAAGAGGTTAATGGTGCTGCACTTAAGCGCGGCGAAACAACAATACAAATCAAGTAAGGATATAACATGCCAACAACAATCACAGGCAAGCTAAACAAAGCCGCAACACAATTCCAAGCAGGCGAATCAACAGGCTTCGGCATTCGCTTAGGTGTGAAGTATTATGACCGCGAGACAAAGGCGGATGCTTGGTGTAATTATGAAGCTGCTGTATTCGCCAAAGCTCCTGCGCAAGTGCAATTCTACCAGCAAGTATTGGTTGAAGGTGCAGTCGTTGAGGTGTCAGGCGATAAGCTGAAAATCCGGCAATACCAAGGACAAAACGGCCTGAGCCTGTCGATTGAAATTCTTGATGCTAAGCTTGGCTTTGTTTTTGCGCCTCAGTCAAGCACCAATCAAGCACAGGTACCGCAGCAGCAAAGGCCGCAAGCGCCACAACAGCCGCAACAGTCATACAACCAAGCGCCACAGCAGCCACAAAGAGTCGCACCACCAGCGAACTATCAAAACCAAATGCCGCCAAACGGTCAGAATTATGCGCCTATTAATTTTGATGACCAAATCCAATTTTGACAATTAACCAACCAGCAGCGCCTTCGGGCGCAAAGGTTACTTATGAAAGACCTAGAAATATCACTAGATGCAGGTCGTGACTTGTGTATGTTTGAGTCATTAGACTGCTTGATTTTGAATACTGAAGATGAAACAGGTACGGTTAGCCTCAGTATAACCGACCAACAAGCGGAGCAGATTTACGAATGGCTGAAGGCGTACTTAAAGAAATGATGCTGCCACTATACACAGAGTTCGAACGACTAACCGCAGAAACGCTTTGCCTTGAGCGTAACCGCGACGAGCCGAACGAGCAAGATTTAAACGACGCCGTTGCGATGTGCGCGCGGTGGAATCAGAAGCGAATCAATATGGGGATGAGGGCATGGCAATAGATTGGAGCAAAGCGCCTGAAGGGGCGGAGTTTTATGCGGATAAATGTTTTCGCCGAGAAAAAGACGGAGTTCAGCAGTTCTGGCATGTCATAGCCGACTCTTGGTGGAATAGTCGGTACTCTGCCGCAGAGCTGGAGCGCAACATTGATTATGTGCAGCGCCCACAGCAATGGCCAGAAACAGACGAGCGCATAAACAACATCGGCAGAAACAGAACGAAGGATGACACTGCTCACTACCCAGCACTTGAGTCAACCGAGCCAAAAACATCAGTCGAATTCCTCAACGCCTGCGCTGCTGTGCAATCTGAACGCGGCAAGCAATACGATGCAGGCGGTACCGGTGAACGCAGCTTTGCAGCCGCTGCCAGTGCGTTTAATGCAGCGACAGGTAAATCACTGACTGGCTCAGATGTTTGTTTGCTGCTAACAATGGTAAAGCTGGTGAGGCAGTACAGCTCACCGGAAAGGCTGCACTATGACAGCCTGCTTGATGGGGTTAGCTACCTGAGTCTGTGGGCTGAGGAATTAACGAAGGAACTATCAAAATGAGAAAATTCAGAGATTGGAGAGGCCAAAACAAGCACCTGCCAGAATTTATGCGCGACTTCCACGACCAAAAGAACGTATTTAAATCAATGTTAAATTATTTTAACAATTCAGAAGAAATGCCAGTGAATTGGCAGGATGCCCACGTTTTCACTATCGACTGGTTCCTGTGGTTTATGGCTGCCCATGGTTATACGCTGCAAAAAACAAAAGCAAAATGCATCGACTTTCACGATATCAGCGAAACCATTGAAAAAGCTAGGAAGGAAAGAGCAGAGCAATTTGCAAGCATTGTGACTGGCTCAATTAAAGGCGCATAACGCGCCTTTTTCTTTACTCATCCGACCAGTTAAATAATGTTTGCAAGCTCAAATAACTGCGCTTATAGTTAGATTATTGAAACGCAGCGTGGGGCTGCCAAAAAAAGGAAAGTAAAATGAACGAAGTTAAAAAACATTCTTTAGATAAACTTTGCAGTATGAAAGCTGCAGAATTGAATAAACTTGGCAAAGCGGAACTTGTTGAGTCAATTGCTTGCTACGGGTTTCAGTATCGCCAAGCGCTCGAAGAGCAAAAGAGGCTGCAAAAGCAGATTGAAGAAAATCAATCAAACGAGCGCGCAGCGTGCGTGATGATTTCTGGATTTTTAGGTGATGAAATTGCGAAAGACGAATACCGCGGAACTATTGATTCACGCAAAATGAACATTCTTGAGCTGACCGGAAGAGCCATCGCGGTCTCAATTAAAAATAAAAACAACTAAACAACCAGCGCCCTTCAGGGCGCATAACCGGAAACAAAAAAATGAAAATCGAAATAAAAAACAGATTTACAGGCTCAGTTATTTTTTCTCACGAGCAAGAGGGTAACTCAATTAAAATTACTCTGAAAGCGGCAATTTCCTCAGGTGCCGACCTGCGCGAAGCCGACCTGTGCGGTGCCAACCTGCGCGATGCCAACCTGCGCGGTGCCGACCTGTGCGGTGCCAACCTGTGCGGTGCCAACCTGTGCGATGCCAACCTGTACGGTGATAGATTAACAAAAAACCCGTTATTTATCTTAAACCTCATTTGGGACGTGACAATCACCACGACATTTTTGCGTATCGGATGCCAAGTTCACTTGATTTCAGATTGGAAAAGTTTCGACGACGAAAAAATCACTGAAATGTCATCTTCGGCGCTTAAATTTTGGAAGCGGTACAAAAGATCAATCATTGCGTTGTGTGATGCGCACTGCGAGGAATAGTAAATGAAACGACTAAAAAAAGGCTGCTACAACCGACTAGCAGCCGCGCACAACTTAACTCGCAGCTCAATCAGCAAATGGACGCAAGATCGCCGAGTTCGCGAGCTGACCTTGCTTGATGCTGGCGCAAGTCCAGCAATCGCTAACAGACTTGCTGAGCTGCAAAAACTTTGTTATCAAGCTTCGGTTATGACAAAAAATCCCGTGACGCTGCACAGCCATAGCAGCTATCACTTCAACGTCTATTCGACCAGCGGAGATCAATACGTTGATGTTTTCAGAACCGAATTAACAACTATCGAAAACTTAGACGCCGCCATCGAGCGCGTAAAGGGGTTAATTAATGAGGTATTTGCCGTTGATTGATTATTCGTCAAAACCTGCGCCTAGGCGTAGTCGGTTGGTTGCCGTGTGCCGTTGGCTTGCTGTCATTGCTTGCGTATTCGGCGTTATTGCCATCAAGGATGGTTATTTTAAATTGATTGAAGCGGGGCTGTTATGAGTCGAGTTATTAAGTTTAGAGGCATTGATTTTTCTGGAAATTTTGCATTCGGGCATCTAGTTGAGAGCTCATTACAAAACGAGCTTAGCAAACTAGCTATTAGTTGCAAAGGTCTGATAACGCCAATACAAATTGGCACTGAATCGCAATTTACCGGACTTTACGACAAAAACAGTCGAGAGATTTACGAAGCAGATATTGTGCAGGACCATAACGGTATTGGCTTTGTAGAGTGGCGCAACACGGCGTATCGCGTCAATTACCAA